GCGCCGTCATCGGTTTGATCTTCTCTAGGAACGAAGGAACGAACTTGTTTGTTCTCCTCCGAACTCCTAGATATATTGAATCCAAAAAGTTTAATCGCCATGTAACATCACCTTAAATCTATACAACTATTTATAATGAAAAAAATAGTTGTGTAAATTAGGAAATATTATATACTAACGCTGATCTGAACTCCTCCGGCAGCTTCTTCATGTAACCAGTAATCATATGCAAATGTACAAGTGAATTCCTCAATCTGGTCATTAGAGTCCCATGCGAGTTCTACTGCACCCAATTCTGTTGGGAAAATACCAACAAACTTGTAAGTTGCAATAACAGAACCATCCTTTCCATAGTGAACAACTTTAGAATCTCTGTTCTTATAACTTGTCTGATTATTAAACTGTAGATTTGATGCGTGATCATTGATCCCACCCATCCAGTTTTCTAGAGCAGTTCTTACTGAGAAATCTTCGTCATTAAGAATTGTAACTGTCCAAGGTTCAAATGTTCTGTTTCCAGCGATTCTTACTTGTCTTCCAAAATAAGGAACATCAATTGCAGGAATTGTAGAAGCTGGTAATTGAGCAGCTCTACAATGAAAACGGAATATACCGTCTGCAGAACCATCAATAGGATTTCCTACTTCCACTTCAAACAGATTGGGTCTTGCGCCGCCCTTTTGCAGATTTGATTTGAATGATGCGATATCAAACGCCATTGTTTTCTCCTAAAATTTTAACTATATTTATAACGATTATTATACAGATCCAACAATTTCTTCAAAATCTGTTCCAGTTCTTGTAGCAACAAAGTTTAACTGGATGAAGTTGATAGATCTTGCAGGCTTGATAAAGATGTCACCCACAAATTCATTACTATCTACAACTTGTGCTGTATTATTTGTAGAGTCACAAACAACCAAGAAATCAAATATACCCCTTCGGCCCTTCACTTCTCGCAAGAAAGGTTCTACTAAAGATACAAATTGTGATCTTGTAAATTCATCATTCATTTCGAATAATGTAAACTTAGATGCTGTTGCAATAGTTTTCTCTAGAACAATAAACAATCTTCTTACATTGATTCTGTCGAAGGCACTTGGTTTTGTAACAAATGTCTTATCTCCATAAAGAACTGTACCTTGGCCTGGGAATGTGACAACAGGATTCAAAGCTTTTCTATAAAGATCGTCTCTGTTAGCCTTTGTTTGTGTCCAAGCAGTCTTAACAACATTCTTGATAACGCCACGGTTGAAACCGGCAGGAGAGAACCAAGGATCTCTTTCGCTGTCAGTTCTTGCCATAAGACCAGCGATGTCTCCATTCAGAGGAACCCATCGATACTTATCGTTGTATTTGTCATATTGATATTTGTAGTTTGAATCTACAAATGCATAGTTACTATTACTTGTCATTGTAGAAGTGAAGTAACTAATTACTGAACCAGCTGGATCCGCAGAAGCACAATCGGCATATCTTGCGGAAATCAGAGCAACCGCATCTCTTCGGCCAGCTGCGACTGTATCGATGATATGTGTTTGAACAGTGTTTCCGTCTGTAACATCACCCCATTCTCCTGACATTATTAATGCGACATCCGTGGTTTCTGCATCTTCAAAGACACTGTAGGCTGCGATTGCTTGACCGGCAGTAGGTACAGAACCTTCAGATCCGCCAGAAAAGGGCACATACACTGATGAACTAAGACTTGCAAATGTAGTTCCTTCTGATGGGGTTCCCCAGTTAGTTCCTTCTGAAGTATGATTTACTGCGAAAATGTAGTCGGAATATTCGTTGATATAATCTACATAATAAATATTCGTTCCATCTTCAAGTTTTCCGTCAGATGCTTTTGATAAGAATGAAAACTTCTCAACAACTTTATCAGTCCCAGATTCCGAAGAACATACAACAACGTGTAGTTCTCCAGTGCTTGGAGCTCCAGCGAATTCATTTTGTAAAGTTGAAGATAAGTCCGTAAATGTACCAGCATCAACCATATAAACTTTTAGTGAGTTTCCATGAGGGCCCGGAGTTCTAGCAACAAACTCAGCCCCGCCAGCTTGACCAGAACCAAAAGATACATCATCGGAAGTTCCAACTAATTCTGGACTATATGCGAATGATGTTGATGGTTGTGGAGTAATTGTTACAGTCACATCACTGACAGGAGCAGATGTAAAAGTAACATCTTGACCACTAACAGTAAAATCTGATCCAATATTTAATCCGGAAATAGAAACAGTATCGGTTGAACTAACTGTAGAACTCAGAGTAAATACTTTTTTGGCCAAGATTTTTATAGTAAAAGCTCCGGATGGTTCATTTCCGGAAGTAAATGTTAATGTAGCATTTCCAGATCCAGTATTGTCCACAACACTGTATGTGGAAGAATCTACCAAAGCACTCGAATCGCTTGTATCACTACCTGTATAAACTTCAACTTCAGAACCTGTCGTTAGTCTGTCGATTGTAAATACCGCAGTACTTCCATTACCAGTATCTGGTTCTTCAGTTCCAGATACAGCGGTTAAAGTTTCAGTAGTGGGAGTTCCAGAAGTGGTAGTTGATACTCCAGCGACAGCGCTGAGAGTTCCGCTTCCAGCAACTCTAGAAACTTGCAAGTTTCCAGCATATGCCAAAAAATTCGCGGCAGTGTAGAAAGATCTATAGTTTTGGTCTGTTGGTTTACCAAAAACTTGCGCCAATTCAGTTTCACTAGAAACCGTAACTA